CCCTCGTGGACTTGACCGACGAACAGCTCGCTATGAACAGCGCGTGTCGTGAACGTTTCGAACCGTTTGCGGCGCGCGCTTTCCGTTCGGTCGAGGGCGACGCAGCTTTCTACGAGTATAACTGGCATATCGGATGCATAGCCGAACACCTTGAAGCCGTAAATCGCGGCGAGATCAAGAAGCTTATAATCAACATACCACCTCGGACATTAAAGACGTATCTCGTAACAACCGCCTTCCCGGCTTGGGTGTTCGGACGTGAACCTTACGCAAAGTTTATCGGCACGTCATACGGCGGAAGCCTTATCGAAGACGCGATCGTGAACTGTAAATCTATTATCAAAGATGATTGGTATAAACTTTGTTATCCCGAAACGCGGGTGGATCCGAAACAAGACACTAAGACAGACTTCAAGACAACCGGCAAAGGGCGTTACTACGGCGCAGGCATACTCGGTACGATCACCGGTAAAGGTGCGGACTATCTGCTTTGTGATGATCCGCTTAAACCGGACGAGGCCTTGTCCGATACAATCCGTGTCGAGACGAACAAAGCAATTCGTAACACGTTGTTCTCGCGCTTTAATGATCCGCGTGTCGGACGTTTCATTCTGATTATGCAACGTTTGCACGAAGACGATCCGACCGGTCACTTGCTGCGCGATCAAGGTTATCACCATTTAAAGCTACCCGCCGAGGCGGCGGATCGTCCGACGATCGTAACGCTTGGCGAGAAGTTCTGGACGATGAAGAAAGGCGATCTGCTCTTCCCGGATCGCTTGACGAAAGATGTCCTCGCCGAGAAGCGACAAGACATGCTCGACTACAACTATGTCGGCCAGATGTTACAAGAACCCGTACCACTCGGGGGCGGCGAGTTCCAGGATACGTGGATCCAATACTACGGCAGACAGAATATCAAAGCCCGCGAAATGAATATCTTCATTATGTGCGATCCGGCCGGCGGTGAAGAAACGCAGAAGAAAAAGAAAAAGAACTCGGACTTTACGACGTTTATGGTTATAGGCCTTGCGCCGGATAACAATTACTATCTTCTGGATGCGGTGCGCGACAGGTTGAACCCGACCGAGCGCGTCAACAAACTCTTCGAACTACACCGGCATTGGAACGATCTAACCGGCAAGCCGCCGAAGGTAGGATACGAAAAATACGGGCTTATGACGGACACGCATTATATCCGAGAGAAGCAGAAACAAGACGGATACCGCTTCGCTATGATCGAACTCGGCGGGAAGATGAACAAAGAAGATCGTATCCGCAGAATGATACCTGATCTACAGAACGGGCGCTGGTGGTTCCCGGATGCAATCCAATATACAGACTATGGAGGGCGCACGATTGACCTTGTTCGAGAGATCATAAAATCTGAAATGGCAACTTTTCCCCGTGCAAGATACGACGATATGCTTGACGCATTGACAAGAATATACGATACTGATTTACAAGCCGTCTTCCCACGTATTCAAAAATCGCGGATCGGCAACGATTACAACTCGAGATCAAACACGCAAAATGACTACGAAAGCTTCATGGATTTTTAATGTTATATCGCGAACCGAATAAATTCGATAGACCTTGCGACACATGCGGCGAAGCCATGATCGGCGTTATGCGTAGATCATACCCACCTATCCGGACAACGTGCGTCCAGTGTAAAGGCGCAGCGCTTGAACCGTGGAAGCAGAAAAAGGAAGAACATGTCAAAGCTTGAAGAAGGCGAACGCCGACTTACGGACTTACCAAGCGGCCAAGATCATATCATGGTCGAAGAAAAGCGCTTCGGCGTACACACGATAGCGATCGAGAAACTCGGTATCGAGGCGTCCAAGGTGCGTGTGAGTAACTACCCGGCGTGGACAAGCGCCTTCGACGCAGCTATGGACAAAGCGGGGATCTAATGAAGTCTACAAAAGAGATTGCTAAACAATTCAAGAAACACAAAACGCAATCACAAGCGAGATTGCGCAAACAATACGGCAATACGAAAAAATGCCAAGCGTTCTACGCCGGCGACTTCATGTCCTACCAAGACAATATCGACGCGCCGAACGGGCGCGGTAATAAGAATAGTAAAGTTCTCGTAAAATTCAACAAAGTAAAACCTTACGTCAACGCTGTTAAAGGCTTCATGGCGCAGAACAGACGCCGCCCGAAGTACGAGGCGCGCTTAGAGAACGACAAACTTCAAGAACTCTTTTCCGGTTATGCGAACGCGATCAACGGCTATTGCCGGGATAACGCAGATGCAGATCAAGTCGAGACGCAGCAAGACGGCGATCTACTTACCAACGGTTACGGCGCGGTCGAGACTGCGCTTACTTACGGTGAGGGTTATGCCTCGAGCGAAGCGGACGGCGAGATCCTTATGGGGCGTTTAGATCCTCTGGCGGTCGGATGGGATCCGCATGCGAAAGCGACGAACTTACTTGATGCGCGGTGGGTGTATTACTCAAAAGAGTATGAACTCGAAACTGCAAAGATGTTATTCAGTAACACCGACGCCGAAGACTACGAAGCCGCAGGCGGCGAGCGTGAAGACGACGGGTACGAATACTTCCCTTACGGCGGTAACTACGACAAGATCGCGCCCCTCGAATATACCAACGAAGAAGAGAACACGGTTAAAGTGTACTTCTATCAGTGGTACGAGATCGAGCCGTTTTACAAAGCGCTTAACCCTTTATACGAGATCGACGATCAACAGACCATGCAAGCGGTTGACGCTTTCTTGCAGATGTTACAAAAAGAATATGAAGACGTCGACGACAGTTTCGATCCGCGGGATAAGATCCTTGTTTTCGGTAAAGAGATCAAGGCCGAACTCGAAGAGTATTTCGACGATATGCTCGGCGAACTCTTCCCGTTTAACAAGAAGGTTTATTACACTGCCGTAGTAAGCGGTGAAAGCGTGTTTACTGCGTATCGTTCGATCTCGCAGCAAGGCTACACGATCCAGTTCAAAACAGGCGACTACGACGCGTCAAACGGTATATGGATGGGTATGGTTAATTCAATGATGGAACCGGCGCTATACTATAATAAAGCGCTTAGCGAGCTTATGTTCACGATTGCGGCCAACTCAAAAGGCGGCGTCATAGCAGAGCGCAGCGCGATCGATGATATCCGCGAGTTCGAACGCACATATAACAAAACCGACGGTATTACTTACGTCGAAGACGGCGCGTTGCAAAGCGGCGCTGTACAAGAGAAAGCACGGGCGCAACTACCGACAGGTTTAAACGATATCGTCAATCTATCCGACGCAGCGATCACAGCGGTCAACGGCTTCGATGCGACGTTTATGGGCTCGCGCGAGTTCGCAAACGACACCGCAGCTTTCCAGAAGCAACGTATAAGACAGGCGACTTCACTTCTTGCGTGTTACTTCGACGCAGCTTCTCTATACCAGAAACGACAAGCGCGGATCATGCTCGGACTTATGCGTGTCTTTGTCGAGAATAACGAAGGCATGTCCGTCCGGATCATAGGCGAAGAAGGTCAAGCGATGTTCTTAGAACTGGCTACCAAACAACTATCGGCAGAATACGACGTCGTTATCGGTGAAGCGCCGCTTACCGTGCAGGATAAACAAGAGCAAGCGGATATCTTGATCGCGATGGGTGATAAAGTCGCAATGACAGATCCGGGCGCAGCCAAGGTTATATACGCGGTCGCGATCGATATTATGCCGCTCGAGTTGGCTATGAAAGAGAAGATCCGCAAGAAACTCGTACCGGAAGATCAACCGGTCGATCCGCAGTACGTCAAACAACTTGAACAAACGGTACAACAGTTACAAGACGAGGGGCGTAAAGCGCAACTACAGAAAACAATGGCAGGGGCGCAGCTTGACATCGCCCGTGCCGAAGAAACTCGCGCGAAAGCGGCTACACAAGGCGCCGAGCGCGATAAGAAGGTCGCGGAAGTGACCGAAACCTTAGAGAGCGCACGTAATCAGGCGCTCGAAAACGATATCGTTCGCACCGGCAGTTATAACGAGGCGAACGTCAACATTTAAACCATGATGAAAGGCGCAATATCATGTCACTAGAAGATGAAATCAAAAAAGAAGAAGAAGAACTTGCACGTTTAGAAGCCGAAGAAGCGGAAGCCGACACGGAAGAAGAAACGGTTGCCGAAACTGAAACCGAAGAAGCCGAGGAAGAAACCGAAGAAGCCGAGGAAGAAACCGAAAAGGAAGAAACCGAAAAGGAAGAAACCGAAGCCGACACGGAAGAGACAGATAAAGCCGAAGACACGGACGAGAAGGCCGACGAAAAAGACGAGCCGAAGAACGAGAACGATGTCAACGCAAAGATCCGTATTGAACGTCGTGAACGTCTACGGGCACAAGAAGAGCTTGCCGATGCGCGTCGTCGCCTCGAAGAGTTACAGGCTCGCCGAGAAGATCGCGACGAACAAGAGCAACCTCAAAAACAAGAAACCGTTGAAGAGCGTCTCGACCGTATGGAAAACGAGAAGTATCGCAACGATCTACAAAAACAAGCGATCGAAGAGTTTACCGAGATCGAAAGAGACTTTGCCGGTAGAACGGACGATTACGAAGATGCAAGTAAGCATATGATGTCGTCAATGTATCAAGGCGTCAAACATGCGTATCCGCAGCTTAACGACACGCAAGCGCAAGCTTTTGTACAAAAACGTGTACTCGATATCGCGAGCCAAGCCGCACGAAATGACATGAATCCGGCCGAAGTTCTTTATCAAATGGCCTTCGATAAGTACGGTTATGATAGTAATATGGCGCAAAAAACAAACGAGCAAAAGCCCGAAAAGCCGCAGAAAGACTTGAAGAGAGTAGCCCGTAATAAAAAACGTGCTGCGACTTCACTATCAGGGGGTGGACAAACCGCCGCTGCTAGTGCTACACTCGAAGAAGCGAATAATATGGATCTTGCCGATTTCGGTAAGTTATCCGAAGCCGAGATTGACGAGCTTATCGATCAAGCCGGTTAATATTACGAGCGTTAACCCCCGGCGCAATGCCGGGGAGCGCCTACCAAGGCTTTAAAATGGCGTTTCTGCAAGTTCGTAAAACTTGTACCGGATGTCGAAAGGTTCGCACCTTTAAAAATGCAGTCGTCTAACCGCGGACGAATAAACAAAATAAGCGTGAAGATATAATGGCGTTGGGTTTAGGAGTAATTTTTTAAACTTAAACAAATGGAGCATGAAAATGTCTAGTACACCCATGTCCACGTCAAACGCTTTAGCGGTAAAGTTATTTGAGAAAAAAACGTGGATACAAATGATGCAGAAGTCCAGCTTAGGACACCTGTTTAACCGCGGCGTTATTTACTTTCCCGAAGAGCTTTTGGGTAAGGACGCAAAAGGCGATCAAACTACTTTCCCTTACGTTTCAAAATTGACGGACGTTCCTCTCGGCGAGGGCGGAACTCTTGACGGTAACGAGGAAGCGCTTGATCTCAATTCACACGCTATGGTAATGAACATTACTCGTCTTGGCGTATTGAACCCTAACACAGATACGATCGAGCAAAAGCGTACGAAAGTAAACTTTGCTAAGTCTGCGACGACTGTACTACAGCGCCGTGCGATCGAGCTTATGGATACTTCAATCTGGCATCAACTTGCCGGCGTGAACTATTCCGGTTCTGTAACGTTTAACGGTACGACCTACACTACTGCGGCGAACAAACTGCACATTACAGGTCACAACGTACCGACAGCGCCAACAAGTGAGCGTATCATCCGTGCAGGTTCACAAGCGAACGACCAGTCTTTAACGTCTTCTGACATTATGGCTATCGATATCATTGACTATGCACTCGAGAAGATCTCTAACAGCGATCAACCTATCGAGCGTCTAGACGGTGAAACCTACGACTTGTACCTATCGCCCGAACAAATTGTTGACCTTCAACAAAACAGTTCTGCGAAGATCAAGTGGTACGATATCCAGTTCAACAAACTGGCAGGCAACCAAGACGATGCGACAATCGAGAAGTCGTATAAGAATGGTATGGTCTGTGCAGGTCGTTACCGCAACGTGTTTATCTACGAAGCGCCTCGTATCCCTAACGGGATCTCTTCGGCCGATAGTTCTCTCGTTTCAAACACGAAACGCGCAGTTCTTGTCGGACGCGATGCTTTATCTTTCGCTTCACCGTTTGGTGGACGTCCGACAGATAAAGACGTACCGATGAAGATGTTCTCGCAGTTGAAAGACTACGATTACTACAAAGGTCAAGAAGCGCGTCTCTTGTACGGCATGAAGAAAATGGCACCGTCAAACAAACAAGATATCGGTTGTTTGGTGATTGCTACTTACGCAGCCGCGCACAGCTAAAACACTTAGGTAGGTGGTTATTCTAACCGCCTACTTTTCCTTTCAATTTAAAATACGGAGTATTTAAAATGACTACACCTTCCATAGTACCCGCAGAGTACGCCGGTGATAACCAAGACTTTGCAAAAACAAAAGGCGTTGACCGTTCCGGTGCAGCGCGTATCGTACAAGGTACTGTTACAGTACCAAGCGGCACCGCCGCCGACGCTTTCGTAGGCCTCGTTCCTTTCAATAAAGGCGCTAGGTTCGCTATCCACGGTAAAGATGTTTATTGTGGTGACTTCGGCGCAGGCACTACAACTGTGAATTTAGGTATTATCTACGACGACGATAGCACCTTCACGAACGCCCCCGATGCTTTCGCGTCTCTTTCCACGGCTGCGCAAGACGGCGGCTTTATCGCCGTTGACGAGAAAGAAGGCCTGACTTTAGTGACCGAAGGCGACGGTTGGTTAGCGGTTCAGTTGAAGACGGCCGCAGCGGACGCCGAAGCTGATATCGAGTTCAGTATCTTACAGTCCTACGGCTAATAGATAGGTAGGTAAGACAATGGCAACGTTCGGCGAACTACAGACACAGGTTTCTTCGCGCCTAAAGGATCCTAACAATACGTCCGTTAGCGCGTCGATCGTTGCCGACGTCTTAAACGAAGCACTACAATACTGGTCTAAAAAACCGTATTGGTTTAACGAGTTTAAAGATGTCGTAACACTTACGGAAGACGATCCGGTACTTACTTTAACCACCGATGCGCAATATGTGTTTGATACAGGCGGTATCACTATCGATTACGCGAACACCCGCTGGCCGGTTAAGAAGATCACAAGCGACGAGTACGATCGTTTGAACGTACAAGGCCGGGGGATCCCTTATGCGTGGGTTTATCGCAACGGCGGTTACGAACTATATTTGTACCCGGACGCAGCCTACACAGTTTTAGTACGTGGTATCAAGAATTACACAGATCTATCCGGCGACAGTGATACAAACGATTTCACAATCAACGCGCCCGATCTATTGAGATATGAAGCTTTAGCGCGCCTTTACGGTGAGTTTAGACAAGATCCAAAGATGGAAGCATATTACGCGGCGCGCGCAACGAACGAACATACAAACTTACGTCAAGCTACCAACCGTTTAAACGGTAGCGGTGAGTTTCAAGTAGAAGGATTTTAAACCATGCCAACGTTTACAACAAACTATAATCTACCAAAGCCGAACGTAAACAGCGCCGACGACGAAGATCTTTGGGGCGACCAGTTAAACGACGGTATGGATCTTATCGATGCGCAGTTAAAAACCAACGCAGACGCAGCCGTAGGCGCGCAACTCCCCGTCGGTTCTTTATATTTTAACGCTACAGACAATACCGATCCCGCTACTTTACTAGGGTACGGTACGTGGACGGCTTTCGGGCAAGGACGCGTTATTTTAGGTGTCGGCACCGGTACCGATAGTAACGCCGAAGATCAGACGTTCGCACAAGGCGACACAGGCGGCGAATACGACCATACCTTAACAGTTAGTGAAATGCCGGCGCACACTCACAACACGCCGGTGCGGTCGACAGCGACACAAGAAACTTCCCCCGGTGACGACGTACCTCAACTTGACCCGACTTTCGCAACGAACAATGCGACGTCTTCGACCGGTGGCGACGGGGCGCACAATAACTTACAACCGTATATCGCGGTAAACATATGGCAACGCACAGCATAGGGCGGACATGGCGACTACGTTAGAAACA